AAAATATTCAAATAGCAAAAGGTAAATATAAATTTCCAAATAGTGTAGGTGAAGCATACAAACAATTTAGACACGAGTTAAGATGGCAGAAAAAAGGGTAGTAGAGTTAGAAGTACAAGTAGCAGAGGTAATAAAAAACCTTGAAGATATAAAAAGCTCATTTGAAGATGTAAAAAAGAGTGTTGATAGTGTAAGTGAAACAGGTAAAGAAACATCTCAAAAATTAAGTGATGGTTTCTCTGGTGTAAGATCTGCTGTAGTTGGTGTAGGTAATGCTTTATCATTTATTGGACTTACTCTTAAAACTCTAGGGATTAGTTTAGTTTTAGAAGCATTTGTTGTTTTTAAACAAGTATTGTTGGAGAATCAAAGAGTAGCCGATTTTTTTGCAACAGCTTTCACTGCTATAACTACCGCATTTAATGATTTTGTAGATTTAGTTGTAAATAACGCACAACCAATCATTGACACATTCAAAAGTATATTTGAAGATCCTGTTGCTTCAATAAAAGCATTTGGACAAGCAATAGTAGATAATGTAATTAACAGATTTTTTGCATTACTAGATATACAAAAAAATGTATCAATAGCTTTAAATAAATTATTTAGAGGAGATTTTGCAGGTGCGGCAGAGGCAGCAAAAGAGGCAGGTAAAAGTTTTGTTGATAGCATTACTGGTGTGCCTGATACTGTGGATAAAATAGCTAAGGTTGTACCAGATGCTGCAAAAGCTATAGCAGATTATGCGGTGGAGACAGTCAAAGCTGCAAGTGCACAAATACAACTTGGTAACTCCGCAAACTTAGCTGCAGCACAGCAAGAAAAATTAAGAATAGAAAATCTTAAAGCAGCAGAAGAACAAAGACAAATTAGAGACGATACAACAAGAAGTATAGATGATAGAATTGAAGCTAATGATAAATTAGGTAAAATATTAGAAAAAGGTATTGAACAAGAAAAACAACTTGCTTTAGTACAACTTGCAGCGGCAGAGGCAGCTTTAGAAAACAATTCAACAAATTTAGATTTACAAGCTGAATTGATTAGGGCACAAGCGGCAGTCTTAGAAATAGAAGAAAGATTAGGTGGGCAAAGATCAGAGCAGCTAACAAATGAAGCAGGTTTATTAAGAGAAAAATTAGACTTACAAAACGCAGAAGTAGATAGAGCAAGTGAATTAAATAGACTTGAATTAGAAGGACAACTTGCAGTAGAAGATGGTATATTAGATAGATTAGATTTAGAAAAACAATTAGCACAAGAAGAGTTTAATATAGCACAGCAAAGACTTGAAAATACAAAAGCAATATTTGGAGAGGGTACTGTAGAGTTTGAAAATGCTTTAGCTGAGAGAGATGCTGCCGAAAAAAGATTTAGTAATATAAGTGTCAAAAACGAAAAAGATGTAGCAGAAGCAAAAAGAAAAATTGTAGCAGACGCACTTGGTGGGTTGTCACAATTATTAGGTGAGAACACAGCAGCAGGTAAAGCAGTAAGTATAGCTCAGGCAATAATTAATACATACGAAGGTGCTACAAAAGCATTGGCACAGGGTGGATTGTTTGGACCTATTGCGGCAGCAGGTGTTATAGCATCAGGTTTATCAACAGTGCAGAAAATTGTATCTACTAAAATACCAGGTGTAAATGACACAGTGGCTACTCCAGGTTTAGATACAGCGGTAGCAGCAATAGAGGCACCGCCAGATTTTAATGTTGTAGGTGCATCGCCAATTAATCAAATAGCACAAGCACTAAACAACCAAGAACCACAAAGAGCTTTTGTTGTATCAGGTGATGTGACAACAGCACAAGAATTAGATAGAAATATAATTACTGAGAGTGGAATATAAAAAAAACAGTAAAATAAATATTATATATATATGAAAATAGTAGAACTTATATTAGACGAAGATCAAGAGTACTCAGGTATTGAAGCTATAAGCATAGTAGAAAGACCTGCTATAGAAGAAGATTTTATAGCACTTAAAGATCAAGAAGTTAAGTTAGCAGAACTTGATACAGAGAAAAGAATACTATTAGGAGCATTACTTGTGCCAAATAAACCAATATTAAGAAAAGGTGACGATGATGATTATTATATTTATTTTTCCAGAGAGACTGTTAAAAAGGCTAGTGAGTTATATCTTATGGAGGGTAACCAAAACAATGCAACGCTAGAACACCAAATGAACCTTAAAGGTTTGTCGCTAGTTGAGAGTTGGATAGTAGAAGATCCTAAAAAAGATAAAACACAAGTATATGGTTTAGAATATCCTGTAGGCACTTGGGTAGGTGCTATGAAAGTTACATCCGATAATGTATGGAATGAGTATGTTAAAACAGGTAGAGTAAAAGGATTCAGTATAGAAGGATATTTTCAAGATAAAAACCAAAAGAAGGGCAAATCAGATTTAGCTGCATTAGAAAATGAAGAGGCACAATATTTATTAAACAGAGTTACTGATATTTTAACAGGTAACTATATAACTCTTGAAAGCTACAATGATTATCCTGATGCCGTAGCTAATAATGCTAAAAGAGGTATTGAGCTAAATGATAAAGTAAACAACAAATGTGCTACAGATGTTGGTAAAATAAGAGCACAGCAACTTGCAAAAAAAGAAAAAATATCGGTAGAGACTATACAAAGAATGAAAAGTTTTCTATCTAGAGCAGAGACTTATTACGATCCTGGTAATAATGAGGCTTGTGGTACTATCGCTTACTTACTTTGGGGAGGTAAAGCAGGTTTGCGATGGGCTACAAGTAAACTAAATAAATTAGAACTTTATTCACAAGTTGTTAACGATGACTTTGCAATTATAGATGATAGACTTGCGTATTCAACACAAGAGAAGGCAGAGGAGATGGCAAAAAATATTGGTTGTGAAGGATTTCATACACACGAATACGAAGATAAAACTTGGTATATGCCTTGCGAAAAACATATTACTGATTTAAAAAAAAAATATAAGTGCCCACCTGGATATAAAAAAGACTACCAAAAACACAAGTGCGTAAAGATGACTGCAGAGGAACTTGCAGAGGTAGGACCAAGAGGTGGTATTCGTAGATCAAAGAAAGCACCAAAGAGTAGCACACCAAACCCTAGACCAAAAGGTAAAGGAACTGCAAGAGGTGATGCAAAAACAAGCAGAGGTGCAAAAGTAGATAAAGCTACAGAGGCTAGTCTAAAAAAAAAGTCTGATGAGTTTAACGAAAGATATAAGAAAAAATTAGGTTATGGTGCTACTGTTGGACAATTAAAAACAGTTTACCAAAGAGGTCTTGGTGCATTTAATGTATCACACAGTCCTAATGTTACAAGTGCAAAACAGTGGGCTATGGCTAGAGTAAATGCGTATTTGTATTTAGTACGCAACGGAAGACCGCAAAATGCAAAATATAAAGGTGATAACGACTTACTCCCTAAGGGACACCCAAAGTCAAATAAATAAATAATTATGTGTAATTGTAACTACTGTATTTGTAAATAATGCCAAAAAGAAAACAATTTAAAACACCTAGCCACACATCTCCAAAAGGTGGCAGAAGAGCTTGTTTGTGCGATGACAATACTTATAGGATTGAGTGTTGTGATGGATCTCTACTTGCACAAGGTATAGGACTTATAAATAAGTCAAGTTGAAAATATAAATTTTTTTTATAAAAATATTATATCTATATGAATGCAAACGAAATGCTACATAAAGTAAAAACTTTACTAGGTGTAGATACAGACAACATTGAAGTAAATCTTGAAGAGGTTGCTTTAGAGCAACTTACTTTAGAGAATGGAACTATCCTTGAAGCAGAAAATTTTTCTAGTGGAGAGGAAGTATTTATCGTTACTGATGATGAGAAAGTATCATTACCAGTGGGCGAGTATGAATTAAGTGATAATAGAATATTAATCGTAAAAACAGAAGGAATGATTGATGAAATCAAAAACTCAGAAGAGGTAGTTGAAGAAACTCAACAAGCCGAATTAGAAGAAACGCCAAAAAAAGAAGAAGAAAAAATGGCGTATGCTACTAAAGAAGAAATGACAGCTTTAGCAGAAGCAGTTGAAGAGGTCAAGAATCAACTTAGAGAAGTCGTTGAAAAAATGATGGACGAAAAGGAGAAAAAAGAAGAAATGGCAAAACAAGAAACACTTAGCAAACCTGCGGTAGATGGTATCAAACACACACCAGAAACATCAGACGCTAAAATAGGTTCAAGATATGCTGTTAATTCAAATAACAATACTACTTACAATAGAGTATTACAAGCAATAACTAATAATTAATAATAAAAATGGCAACAACTATATCAAATGACGTTACTAGAATCTTTGGGAAACAAGAAACGTTAACGGCAGCAACAACACTAACAGCTGCTGATTCAGGTAAAACATATTTAATAAATGGTACAGGTTATACTGTAACACTACCTGCTCCTCACGCAGGTTTTTCAGTTAAGTTTATTGTGGCTGCTGCATTTTCAACGGATTGTGTTATACAAACACCTGCTGATAACAGAGATATTCTAAACGGTGGTGTGATTGTAAATGGTGCAATCGTAGAGGCAGACGCAGTAGATCAAGTAACATTTGAAGACGGTGCAGAAAGTATTGGAGATCACGTTGAGATTTCAAGTGATGGTACAAACTTTTATTTATCAGGTAATGGTAACGCAGCTTCATCTATAACAGTAGGGGAACTATAATAATAATAATAATAATTTAGAAAATGGCAACAACTAATAATTTAACAACAACGTATAGTGGCGAATTCGCAGGTAAATATATAAGTGCGGCACTACTATCAGGTAAAACATTAGCAGCAGGAAACATAACTGTTGTTCCTAACGTTAAGTTTAAGCAAGTAATGAAAAAAGTTTCTACTAACGCTATTGTAAAAGATGCGTCTTGTGACTTTGATCCAACTTCAACACTAACTTTGACTGAAAGAATTTTACAGCCAGAAGAGTTTCAAGTAAACTTACAGCTTTGTAAAAAAGATTTTAGATCAGATTGGGAAGCAGTACAAATGGGATTCTCTGCTTATGATAATTTACCACCACAATTTAGCGACTTTTTAATTGCTCACGTAGCAGACAAAGTAGCTCAAAAAATGGAACAAAACATTTGGAACGGAACTAATGCTAACGCAGGAGAGTTTGACGGATTTAAAACAACACTACTAGCAGACGCTGATGTAGTTGATGTAGCAGGTCAAGCATCTACAAGTTCAAACGTAGCAGCAGAAATCGGTAAAGTAATGGACGCTATTCCATCAGCAGTATATGGTGCGGAAGACTTAGTAATTTATGTACCAAGCAACATCTTAAGAAACTATATTAGATCTTTAGGTGGTTTTGGTGCTAACGGACTAGGAGCAGCAGGTACAAACAACGAAGGTAACCAGTGGTACAATATGGGTAACGCTGTATCTTTTGATGGTGTAGAATTAGTACACGCACCAGGTTTAGCAAGTGATACAATGATAGCAGCTGAGCGAGGAAACCTTTTCTTTGGTACAGGGTTATTAAGTGATCAAAATGAAGTAAAAGTAATTGATATGGCAGATATTGATGGCTCTCAAAACGTAAGAGTTATTATGAGATTTACTGCAGGTATCCAACACGGAATAGGTTCAGATATTGTACTATATTCTTAATGTTTAACTTTAAAATTTAAAATATGGCTTGTGCATTAACAACAGGAAGAAAATTACCTTGTAAAGAATCAGTAGGTGGATTATCTACAGTATTCTTTGGTGATTTTGGTACGCTAGGTACACTAACCACATCAGGTGGTGAAGTAACTGCAATAAGTGGTTCACCCGCTTTATTTCAGTATGACTTAAAAGGTGCAACAAGTTCTTTAACAACAAATGTTATTTCTTCAAGGGATACAGGTACAACACACTATGAAACGACTTTAGAAATTACATTAACACATTTAGATAAGGCAACAGCTGAGGAATTAAAAATAATTGCAAAAGCGAGACCTCATATATTTGTTAAAGATAACAACCAAACACCTAACTATTTTTTGGTTGGAAAAGAGCAAGGAGCAGAAGTAACTGCAGGTACAGTGGTAAGTGGAGCTAATTTTGGAGAGTTAAGCGGTTATACGCTGACGTTCCAAGCTATTGAAGCAATACCACCATTATTTGTAACAGCAAGTGTTGTTACATCAGCAGCGAGTGCAACTCAAATAGATCCTGCTTAATAGTTTTTTTTAATTGTAATAAGAAAGGGGAGCAAAGTACTCCCCTTTTTTTATATAAAAAAGTGTAATTTTACTATTATATAAATATGAAGATTTTACAAACAGGTGGTGCAAACCAAACTCTTACGGTAGTTCCTAGATCATATCCTACAACAGTAACACTTACTGTAAGAGATACAAGCACAAACACATCTACGGTTACACAAACTGTAACATTTACAAAATCAAATGACAAAGCAAGTTTTACACACGCATATAATTTAAAAGAAGGTAGGTTTTATGATCTAAAATTAGAAGAGGGTATTGGTGCAAACTGGGATCAAGTTACGACACAGTGGCAATTAGCAACCGATAACTGGGAAAGCGTGTTTTCGTCTTTAGAAACTATTTACCTAGATAAAATATTTTGTACGGACCAAACTATAAATCAAGCTACAAATAGTTATTATACTATTAATAGTGGAGAATACACAGAAACAACAAGTTACCCAGATGATGAGTACACAATAATAGACTAATGAGTAATATTAATATAGTAAATTTAAGTAGTTATGTAGCACCCAAAGTAACAGAGGAAAAAAATAAAGAATTTGTTGCATATGGTGAAGATAATAATTACTATCAATATCTAATAGACCAATATCAAGGCAGTCCAACTAATAATGCTATTATAAATGGTATAACTGAAATGATATATGGTAAAGGACTTAACGCAACAAACAGCGATAAAAGACCTGAGGAGTATGCAAAGATGGTTACTTTATTTAAAAAAGATGATGTAAAAAAAATAGCATCTGATTTTTATTTATTAGGACAAGCAGCTATGCAAGTAATCTATAATATTGATAGATCACAAATTGTTAAAGTAGAACACTTTCCAATACAAACACTAAGAGCTGAAAAAGCAAATGATAAAGGAGAGATAAAAGGTTACTATTATTTTCACGATTGGTCAAAGTATAACAATAGATCAACCGCTACAAGAATAGCAGCATTTGGTACTAATCAAAATGAAGCAAACGAAATACTAGTTATAAAGCCATATAAGGCAGGTTATTTTTATTATGCACCGCCTTGTTATATGGGAGCATTACCTTATTGTGAACTAGAGGGAGAGGTAGCTAATTATCACATCAATAACATACAAAGCGGATTATCGCCCAGTATGCTTATACAATTTAACAATGGTACCCCTGATGAAGAACAAAGAGATTTAATAGAAAGAAGAATATATGAAAAATACAGCGGTAGTTCTAATGCAGGTAAATTTATTTTAGCTTTTAACGATAATCAAGAAAGTGCTGCTACAATAGATGCAGTGCAATTATCTGACGCACATAATCAATATCAATTTTTATCAGACGAGGCAACTAAAAAAATTATGGTAGGTCATAGAGTTGTTTCTCCAATGCTGCTAGGTATAAAAGACAATACTGGTCTTGGTAATAATGCTGATGAATTAAAACAAGCAAGTATATTATTTGACAATATGGTAATTAGAGTACAACAAGAATACCTAATTGATGCTTTTGAAAAAATACTAGCTTATAACAATATTTCTCTAAACCTCTACTTTACTACACTACAACCTTTAGAGTTTACAGATCTTGGTAACAATGTTGTTGATGAAGAAACTAGAGAGGAAGAAACAGGTGTAGATCTTAGTGCAGAAGTAGAACTCAGCGAAGATTTTACTAATGAATTATTGCAGATGGGAGAAGATGAGGACTTAGAGGAGTGGGAGTTAATTGAAGAGGCACCAGTTGATTATGAGAAAGACGAAGAGTTGAACAGTAAAATAGAGTTAGCATCAACAGGAAGTGCAAGACCAAATGCTAAAAGCGAACAAGATGGAGAAAACAAAGATGGTTTTCGCTATAAAGTTAGGTATCAGTATGCTCCCTTAAAAGAAACCATTAGAGATGGTAAAAGTGTAACTCGTGATTTTTGTAGTAAAATGATTGCTGCAAAAAAAATATATAGAAAAGAAGATATTATGGCTATGAGTAGTAAGTCAGTAAATCCTGGTTGGGGACCAAGAGGTGCCAATACTTATGATGTGTGGCTTTACAAAGGTGGTGGTAATTGTCACCATTTTTGGATGAGAAAAGTATATAGGTCAAAGACAGTAACACCTGACGCTAAAAACCCTAGATCAGAAATTAGTGTTAATAAGGCTAGAAGTGAAGGATTTAAACCTGAAACAAATGAAGCAGACGTTGCAAAAAGACCAGTAGATATGCAAAATAATGGATTTTTAGAATAAAAAAATGGCACAGGTATTATTTATAAAAGTAAACACACTAAAAAAACACACAATATTAGACGGTAATGTTGATGTAGATAAACTATTACCATATATTAAGATTGCACAAGAGATACACATACAAAATTTCTTAGGTACGAAATTATATGATAAAATTATTACATTAATAAATGCAGGTACTTTAACTGCATTAGCAAATCCTAATTATTTAAACCTAGTAAACAACTATATTCAACCTGCACTTATACATTTTGCTATGATGGATTATTTACCATTTGCAGCATACCAAGTTAAAAATGCAGGTGTATTTAAACACATAAGCGAAAACGCAGAAAGTGTAACTAAAAACGAGGTAGATTATTTAGTAAACAAAGAAAGAGAGTTTGCAGAGTATTATATAAGAAGAATGATAGATCATTTAAATTTTAACTCTACTAATTTTCCAGAGTACAATCAGAATGTAAATGATGATGTGTACCCAGACAAAGACAGTTTATTTAACGGTTGGGTATTATGAGAAAAAGATATAAAGTAAAAGAAAGTAACATAACAAAATTAAAAAAGTATATAAAAAAATTAAAAAATGGCAACACTAACAGGCAATTCAATAAGTAGTACTTATCCCAGTCTTTTAAAAGTTGGCGATAACGGAGAGCTTAGTGCATCTTTACAAAGCATAAGTGATGGTGCAGGGAATACTACAGGTATTTCATTAAATACAGGAGGTGATTTAACTGCGACTGGTACGGTTACTGCAAATGCTTTTAGTGGACCATTAACAGGTAATGTTACTGGTACTGCAAGTTTAGCATCAAATTTAACAGGTACACCAAATATTTCAGTCGGAACTATTTCTGCCTCAGGGACTATAACAGGTAATGTAACAGGAGACATAACTGGTAATGTTACAGGTAACGTTACTGGAAATGTTAGCGGTAGTTCAGGATCAACAACAGGAAATGCGGCTACTGCGACTGCATTACAAACGGCAAGAACAATATCTGGTGTATCGTTTGATGGTACTGCAAATATTACTTTAGACACAGACGATATTACAGAAGCTACAAACAAGTATTATACAGCAGAAAGAGTAGATGACCAAGTAAACACTTTACTACAAGCAGGTACAGGAATAACAAAAACATATGACGATGCAGGGGGAACACTTACAATCACAAATAATGCACCTGATCAAACAGTAGCATTAACAGGGGGTACTGGAATTACTACATCAGGGACTTATCCTAATTTTACAATAACAAATAGTAATCCTGACCAGACAGTAGCACTTACTGGAGGAACAGGTATTACAACAACTGGAACATATCCAAACTTTACTATTACTAACTCCGCACCTGACCAAACTGTAAGTCTAAGTGCAGGAAGTAACGTGACTATCACAGGTACTTATCCAAACTTTACAATAGCTGCAAGTGCAGCAGCAGGTATAGCTTTAACAGATTTATCTGCAACAGATGCAGGAGGTTTAGGTTCATTTGCATATAACAACAGCACAGGTGTATTTACTTATACAGGTCCTTCAAACTCAGATGTTACAAATTTAGTAACAAAATCTTTGGTTGATGGTTTAGGTATAGCGGCTAGTACAGCAGCTACTCTAGCTACACCAAGAACTATTAATGGTACAGCTTTTGACGGTTCGGCAAACATAAGTTTTGATACAGATTCTGTAAGCGAGGGTAGTTCCAATCTTTATTATACGGATGCACGTTTTGACACAAGGCTAGGGACTAAGACAACAGATAATTTAACAGAAGGTTCTAGTAATAAATATTTTTCAAACGAACTTGTAGATGACCGTGTATCTAATTTAATAGTTGCAGGTACCTCAATATCAGCTACTTATGACGATGCAGGTAATAGTTTAACCATAGCCAATACAGCACCAGACCAAACGGTTGCTTTGACTGGCGGTACAGGTATAACTACGTCAGGTACTTACCCTAACTTTACGATAACAAACTCTGCACCAGATCAGACTGTGGCGTTGAGTGCAGGATCAAATATTACAGTAAGTGGTACATATCCTAATTTTACTATTGCTGCTACAGATACACAAACAGATTCATTTAAAACAATATCAGTAAGCGGTCAGAGTGATGTTGTTGCAGATAGTTCAACTGATACTTTAACTCTTGCAGCAGGATCAAACGTAACAATAACAACAACTGCAGGAACTGACACAGTTACATTTGCAGCTACGGACACTAACACTACTTATTCTGCAGGTACTGGTTTAGCTTTAGGGGGTACAACATTTAGTTTAGATGCAGGACTAAACAATTTGACAGATGTAAACATTTCATCTCCTGCAGCAGGGCACATATTAATATATGATAACAGTAATAGTTATTTTGAAAACGCAACACTTACAGCAGGAAGTAATGTAAGTATTACAAATGCAGATGGAGCAATAACTATTGCAGCAACAAATACAAATACAGACAGTTTTAAAACTATATCTGTATCAGGACAAAGCGATTTAGTAGCAGATAGTGCGACAGATACGCTTACAATAGCTGCAGGTTCTAATGTAACACTTACCACAAATGCAGGTACGGATACTTTAACAATAGCAGCTACCGATACAAATACAACATATACAGCAGGAACAGGACTTACTCTTGCAGGTACAGAGTTCTCTCTAACAAACAGCAATGTTACTATTGGGGGTACAAGTGTATCTCTTGGGGGCACACTTTCAGCAACATCTGGGGCACTAACTATTGGAGGTAACGGATCAAGTGGAGGTGTAACAATCAATGACGGTTCTATACAAATACGTTCTAATACAGGTAGTGTAGCAGAAATGAGATTTTATTGTGAAGTAAGTAACGCACACTATCAGACTTTAAAAGCAGCAGCGCATAGTGCAGCAAGTAGTGCTGTATTAGTATTGCCAACTGCCTCAGGTAATTTAGTAGGAACTGGTGATACAGGTAGTGTAGCTACTGGAATGTTAGCCGATGATTCCATTACAAGCGACAAACTCGGAGCTGAATATACAAGTGCACAAGCTGTAACAAGTGCTGCAACAATAACTTTAGATACAGACGCATACGATGTCTTTACTTGGACTGTAGGTCACACTGCAAATATTGACTTTACAAATGTTGTAATTGGTAAAGTAAAAACATTAGTAGTAACAGGTGGTGGAAGTTCATATGCCTTAACACTAAGAAACATAAATGGTAGCACTGGTACATTTAATAAAATATCAGGAACTTATGATGACACAAGTTCTACAAAGAATATAATACAAATTAAATTTATATCAACCTCTGAGGCTTGGTACACAATATCTAAAATAGGAAGTTAAAATGTGGGCAAACAATATAGATGGCGAAATAAAAGTATTTAAATATTTACCAAGTAGTTGGGAGGGTGAGAATGTATATTTTAAAGGATTTGCAAGTTCACCACTTGCTGTAAGAGAACAAGAAGGTTTTTTTGAAATAGTAGATCCGCAGTATGATCCTGAAACAGAAGAGCTAGGAGAATTATATTTAGAAGATAACAAATATCATTATATTGTAAAACAGAAATAACAATGAAAGCAATTAATAATCAAGGCATAATAACAATACATCAATCTGTGCCGCACACTTTACAAACACCGACAGGTACAATAATGAATGCACCTGCTTTATCAGATCAAGAACTAAAAGAAAAAGGTTTATTTGATTTAATTATACCAAATGACTATGACAATAGAATACATAATTTAGGTGAGATATATTTTGACAGTGCAGCACAATGTTTTAGAAAAGATACTAAAAACAAAACTTGGACTAAAACTCTTGCAGAGTTGAAAGAACAAGCAATAAACAACTTTAAAAATACAATAAACTCTAAACTGCAAACTACAGATTGGTATATAATTAGAAATATTGACAATGGTGCTGAGATACCAGGAGAGATACAAGAGGCAAGACAAGAGTTAAGAAACACATCAGATACAGTAGAACAAGAAATCAATGCACTTACTAGCAAAGCAAAAGTAGTAACGTATGATTATCCTAATATTGACTAATGAGTTTAAATGATAAATTATTAAAAGCAGAAGCAGCAGCAGGTGGAATTACACCAAGTGAGAATTTTAATGTAGTTACTTATACAGGTGATGGTACTGCAGGAAGAGCAGTTACTGTCGGATTTCAACCAGATTATGTTTGGATAAAAACGAGGAATAATACAAATAGTTGGACAAATACTGATTCAACAAGAGGTGTAAATGCGATTTTATCATCAAATGCAACTGCTGCTGAAAGCACATTTGATTCTTCTTGGCGAAGTAGTTATGGACAAATAGCATCTT